TACAATGACAATCAAGAAAGCTGGGAAAGGTATCGAACTTACAGACGAAGCGGTTCTTTCTGGATATGGTGACCCAATTGGTCAAGCTACACATCAAATCGCCTTGGCTATTGCTAACAAAGTAGATAATGATTTGATTGAAGAAGCTAAGAAAGCTACTCAATTCGTAGCTGAAGCCCCTACAACTGGTGATGCACTCGATAAAGCTTTGGCAGTCTTTGCGGACGAAGAAGATGCACGTTATGTTGCTCTTTTGAACCCTGAAGACGCAATTGCTTTGCGTAAAGATACTGCCAAAGAATGGGTTCGTGGTTCAGAAATCGGTGCTAACATCGTTGTTTCTGGGACTTTTGGTGAAGCGCATGGCGTTCAAATCGTACGTTCTAAGAAAGTTGAAAAAGGTAAAGGTTTCCTTGTTAAAGTTTCAGCTGTTGACACAGATACAGAAGATGTTGCTAAATACGGAGCATTCGTTATCAATCTTAAACGTGATGTAGCTATTGAAACAGACCGTGACATCCTCAAGAAAACTACTGTTATCACTGGTGATGAACACTACGGTGTATACTTGTACGATCCTTCAAAAGTCGTTAAATTCGGAGGTGCTTAATGGGAATGATGTTAAGACGACATCATCCTAAAAAGCCTGCTGAAACTGAAGTTATCGATTACAGCGACTTAACGGTTAAAGATTTAAAAGATATTGCCAAAGAGCGCAATATCGAAGGTTATTCAACATTGAACAAAGAGGACCTTATCGCAGTATTGGAGGGATAACATGGCAAATATCGTTCAAGCAAAGATATTGCTAGGGATTGAGGATAATCTTCAAGATAAGTTGCTCACAACTATAGCAATGTTGACAACTGCTAATTTTTTAGCCTATGCAGGCGTGGGTGATGTCCCAGAAGGGCTTGAGTATA